CCGTGTCGTGAAGACGGCGAGGAGTTCTCTTTTTCTCAATCGGCTGAGCAAAATAATTCTACATCCGATGACCCAAGTGAATGGAAATACTGGCCACCTGGTCCTTTTCTTTTGCATAAGAAAAATCCCCGCCATTTCTGACGGGGACTTTCCTTTTAGATTATGGCGTTTGTATTACACGCACATAAACAATACGACTGTTCTTGTAGTCGGTGAGTGGTTGGATGTGAGTTCCTCCAAAACCACGATTGGCATTTACTACTTTGCCATTACCAATGTAAATAGCAGAGTGATAAAAACCAGAGTAGCCTTTCCAAGCAAAGGCAACGATGTCTCCGACTTTCGGAATCTTTACTCGTTGCCCCACATGGGCTTGCTTTGTAGCGGAGTGAGGAAGTTCCTTACCCAACTTTAGATAAGCCCAACGAACCATTCCAGAGCAATCCCACCCGTAGGGTGTAGAGCCAGCAAACACATAAGGTGTTTTACCAACTCTATTCTTCAAAGACTTTACGACTTTGATGATTCTTGCTTTGTTGCTGATTAGTTTTTTCTCGTGAGCAATCTGTTTTTCTATGAGAGTCATTTGTTTGACGCTATAGAAAAACAACTGCCTTGGGTCTTTTGCTACTTTTGGTTTGATACTCGTTTTTGATACAACGGCTATCATTCCATCGTTTGCCAACTCACCTGCTTTTGCTGAACTGCTTGTACAGCCAACTAGCGTAAGAGCGGTGATTATTGCTAGCAACCATTTCATTAGGCGACCTACCTTTCCTTGCGTTAGTACTTGGTCGTTGTTTGTCTTGGTTCTCCCAATACACTATTCAGTTATCCTACTATTTTACACCCGCAAAGGTGCTTTGTATGGGAAATAAGTCAGTTTAGACACTTGACTCAGGTGTTTCTCCTTTCGGAGATGGCTTAGCAGATAGTGAATCCGCCACAGTTCTCAAGGAACTCGGCAAACTCTTTAATGTCTTCAAGGTCAAACTGATAGTTGGTGTCCCAGTGGTCAGTCTTGCCCTCACCTGAACAACCATTACAGAATCCGTGTGTGCGACCAGTTAGTGATGCCATCTCAGGAGATAGTTCTCGCTCAGGCATCTTGTGCTCAACGCCAACTTCATCGGTACGAATACCAGTGCCTTTACACCACTCGCAAGTTGGTCGCTCAAGTTGGGCTAGTTCAGCATTACGCTCGGTGATGTAGCGTTCGGCATCTCCAGTAGCAAGTGATTCGCGAATCTGCTTTGCTAGTAGAAGAGCACCAGCCTCGTCTAGTCCATCACCATTGTTGTAGTGTCCCTCGACTGCGTTAGAAACCTCAAAGGTGTCTAGGCAGTAGTTCCACAGTGGTCGCCAACCCCATACATTACGGCGAAAGTATTCGCCAACAGGGATAGTCGGGTTCGTTCCAATAACATCCATTCCCATTTGGGTTCTCCTATTCGTTGATTTGAATGTGTCTATAGGTTATAGCGTACCTATGACATTATTGTTTGTCAAGTACATTACAAAAGATTCTTAGGAAATCTTCGCCCCACCACAGTTCTTCAGAAACTCGGCGAACTCTTGTAAATCAACCAGTTCTAGGTAGTAAGCACTTTCGGTGCTCTTATGCGTTCCTTTGCCGAAGCACCCATTGCACCAACCAAGCAGTCTTCCGTACTTATTAGCCAAGTCAGGTTCGAGGGTCACCTGGGGCATCCCTCTTTCCATTCCCAACTCATCAGTTCGGATGCCAGTTCCATCGCAGATTTCACATTTGACTTCTTCGAGGTTGGCTTGGTGCTTCTCAAACCCATCGGTGTATCGCTCGGCTACCCCAGATGCGATGTCATCAAACAACGCATCGGCAATCTTGCTTGCTTGCAGTTCAGTTAGTCGGTTTTTCTCAAACGGCTTCTCTAACTTCGGGTGGTTCTCTGAAATGTAATCCATCAGAGGCTTCCAGCCCCATGCATTCCTACCAAACTCTTCGCCCACTTGGTGCTTTGGCTTCAGTCCATGAACAGTTGTGCCCATCGGAGTTCCTTTCGTCGTTCTGTCTTCTGACTCAATAATAGGGTCTATTGTTTTTCCGTGTCAAGTTTGACTTTTGTTGTGTATCCAATTTTGTTTAGTGCGTCTTCGGTATCCACATAATAAATCTTCGCTAAGGCATTGCCCCAGTCAGCCTCGCTTCCCTCCCAATCATTACAGATGAACACAGATGTTTCTTCGTAGTTCGGTGTTGATACTGAAGATACAAGGACAACTTTCCCATCAAAGTCCCCACCCTCAAGCAAATAAAGAAAGGAAATCCTATTCTCTTCGGCATTGAGGAGTTTGAGAGGAGATGCTTTGTGGAAATCAGGCATGGCTCAACAATAACAGAAGCAGAAGCAAAACCGCGATGAATGGAAAAACCTGCCGCCCAGGTCCTGGAAAAGCATAAAGAAAAACCCATGCTTCTTCAGCACGGGCTTTCTTTAGTTCTGGCTAATCAGCGACGACGCCTGTTGGATACTCTTGGAGCATAACTTCGGCTTGGGCGATGGCTTCCTTTAGGTCAAAGAAAGGTTCTGAGAAAAACTCGGTGTCTTTCACAGACCAGACCTCAAACCAAGGATTCATACTAACTGAGAATAGTTCTTCACTCTTCCCAGCCCACTCTTCCAGTTCTTTATCGGTAGTGATGCCAAACTTTTGTAGTGCGTCGGTGTATCTGATTATCTCTTGTGATTCATCGGCACTCTTGACGATGATTCTCATCTCGCCATTTCGCACTACGAAGAAAGGATTCTCTTTGACTCCCCAAACTTCTTCGTGGTCATTTTCCCACACATAAAACTCAGGGGCTAACTTGTCGGCATTAGTCATTGTTCTTTCCTTTCCCCGCAGGGTGTCTTGCGACACTCGCGTCTAGTTCGGCGTCGTCGTATTTGCTGTCTTGCTCGACGAGGTGCTCGATAATCTCGAACTTGCTGTTGATTAGTTCTGGGATAGCAACTTCTTCCGCGTCGCTTTCAACTTCAGAGGCAAGAACTTCCCACTCCTTATCGGATAGGGTTCTTCCAACCACTCGGTCAAAGTCGGCACGAGTCCAAGTCATTTGTATCTTGTTGTCCATTAGCCAATCTCCTCTACTTGAATGTCCCAACGCAGAGGGGTCAAGTCAAAACCATCTTCCTCGGCGATACGAGATACGGCTAGCATTGCTAGGTCGTAGTCGTCTGGGTTCTCGGTGTCGCTACTTATAGTTGTGGTGTAGGTAGCGTGGGCGGTGCTTAGTGAAACGCTGTATTGCTTAGTCATAGTTCTATCTCCTTTTTTGTATGACTCTTTGATGCTATAACCGACCTCAGACATTTAGCCTTGGTGAATTGCGAAACTAACTAATGGCTGGTAAGTAAGGTCGATACCTTGCTCTTCCTTGATTAGTGCGATAGCAACTCCTAGCAGATTTGCTTTGTCGGCGAAATCTACATTGGTCTTGTAGATGTTGTTCTTGGTGGTTAGTGAAACGAGGATTTGTTTCATTGTCTTTTCTCCTTTTGTCATTTTTGTAGTTTCCTACATAACTACTATAACACATTGTCAAGCATTTTTATCCCCAATTTAGAAAACTTTTTTTATTTCTTTTTCTGAGAATCGGTGTTCGTTGATGAGTCCCGCGAAGCAGAAACTATAACATAAAAAATTCCAGGCGGAAATCAAAAAACATACGGGAGCATGGAAAAACATAAGACCTGGAAAAAATCTAAAATAAAAAGAAATCCCGCATCCGAAGACGCGGGACTCTTTTTAGTTCGGTATTACTTCTTGTAGAAGATGACCCCAATTACACAGCCAAGAGTTCCAGCAAGATAAGCCACGAACAATGCCCAGAGTGAATTGGTGTCCCCACCGAATACGATTGCCTCGGCAAGTTTGTCCCCAACCCGCAGGTTAGCGAAGAAACAAGCGAGTCCGAGTAGCACAAGAATAATTCTCATTACTTCACCCAGCCCAAGATAACTTGCTCGTCTTCTTTTGATAGAGGAAGAGTTTCGCCATCGTCGTCTGAACCACCTGTGAATACAACCTGACCCATGATGGCGTCGGTGTATCCAAAGACCTTAGTCCAGATGCGAGTTGCTGCGTAGTTGAGAGGCAGACCAATTAGTTTGCCCTCTTCGTTGCACCACATAGTAATAGTCGGTGATAGTTCTACCATCTGAACCCAACCACCAACTTCGCGTTGTAGGTTTTCTAGTTCCTTGTTGTTCTCGGCGATGTCGATTGCTTTAATCTGAACATCAACCCAAGCAGACTTGTCGTCTTCCTTGAGTTCGCTGTTTATAACCAATGCGTTCTTAGTCATTTTATCTCCTTGTAGCGTTGTCTTCACTACATTATCTATCTTAGGGGTCGCCTTCGACATTTGTCAAGTTTATTATCATAACTTTTT